TTATCTGCTATCCTTTCTCAATCATGGTGGATTACACCTAACGAAAAAAGACAAGCAATGAGATACGATACTGTTCAAGATGATACTATGAACTCTATCTTTATCCCTGCTGGTTACTTACCTATCGATGAGTTGACAATGTTGCAGAATCCAAGAGATGCTCAACAACAAGGAGATTATAATTTGCCTCCTGTAAAGAGTGAAGGTTTTTTTTTGAGCAAGAGTGAAGAAATAGATGATGTATATACAAAATACAAGTCTATTACTAACATGGGCTATGCAGAATTAGAAGCCTGGTCAAAAACAGAATGCTCAAAGAAAGCATCACTTGATAGAAGTCCAATAGAACGCAATCTTAGATTGTTGTCTAAGAAAAAAGAAGATTGGACATCTAAAGATGTTGCAGATGCAAATAGAACTATAAGCTTTGTTAGTAGGATGAAAGGTGCAGAACAGGGAGAACCTGCTTCGGAAGGATGTCCTTCTAAAAGAGATATATCATTAAAAAATTGGGCATATAATCCATCTAAATAGATGTCGAAGATATTACAACCATCTCAGCAGTTTAATCTGCAACAGACAATAGCTAGAAAATCTATCACAGAGTTTAGGCCACAAATCCAAAAGGCTCTGCAATATGATTTCGATAAAGCTGCGTTGCTTGTAAAAGAGATGGGAGTATTCCAACTAGCCAACTATAACAAGACATTTTTTAACCAAGATAAGATTAGCAATATTTTACGAACTTTGTACGAAGGTACTGGTGGTTATACTGCTATGAGGTATCAGAAGATATTTGACAAGTATAAGAAAGCTGAAGATTTTGACCTTGATCCGTTAAACATAATGGATGAGTGGTTAGCGTTTATGTTATCCTACTGGGTTTCGATTAGTGGCCCAAAAATGTACGGAATACAAAACACAACCGATAATGAGATAGCCAAGATACTAAATAATGTTATTGCTTATGGAAGGGCTAATAACCTTTCTACAAACGAAACAAACGCAATGGCTATTCAGCTTCTTAGAGAAGGAAAGATAAATGTTTCAAGGAGTTTATTAATAGCAAGAACGGAATCTCATCAAGCTTTAAGCACAGGTGCGATTGGGGCAACACAAGGAATTAATATACCTTTGCTAAAACAATGGGTTCACGCTGAATATGTTGGTAGTCCAAGAACTTGGCATCTAGCATTAGATAGGCAAACGAACCCTGATGATGGTGGAGTAAGAATACCTGTGAATCAACCATTCATGGTAAACACTCCTAACTACGGTGTAATTGAAATGCAATATGCACATGATGCAAGTGGTGGAGCAGCGAATAACTGCAACTGCCGATGCTGCACGGTGTATGTCGCTTAAACAAATAAATATGAGTAATTTTTATAACAAGAAGTCGATTGAAGGTTCTCCAATAGATATGGAGGATGGAAGTAGAGTTATTACTATGTACTACTCTGCTTTTGGTAATGTAGATTCCGATGGCGATATAATCACACCAGGAGCATTTACTAAAACACTAAAAGAAAATGGCCCACAAGCCAAAAATAGAATTTGGCATCTAATGAACCACTCTACAGACAAGCCTATTGCTAAGCCATATGAGATGATGGAAGATGCTTATGGTTTAAAGGCAAGTGTTAAGATACCTAATACAACTTTAGGTAATGACTTGTATGAGTTATATAAAGATGGTCATATCACAGAACATAGTATCGGATTTCAGACTATTAAGTCACAACAGAAATCAGGGTACAATGAAATCAATGAAATAAAATTGTTTGAGGGAAGTTCAGTATTGTGGGGTGCAAACGCAAATACACCAACAGTAGGAGTTAAAAGTCAGATTAAGTCAACTCTAGTTGATGAGATGGGTAAAACCATTAAGTCGTTAAGAAATGGACACTTTACTGATGAAACTTTTGAGTTGTTAGAACTTAAACTTAAGCAATTACAACAATATCTATCTGAGATGGAAGATGAACCTTCAATCACTCCTGAGCCAACCGCTGAAGAAGCATTGCCAACTGAGGAAGCTGATCCGATGATTTCCGTTGAACTAGAGGTAAACAAATATTTACAATCATTTAAAATTTTCAACTAATGGTAGAAGAAATTAAAAGTGCNTTCGAAGGCATNAAATCCGAAGTAAACGGAGCAATCGAAAGTGCGAAGGCTGATAATGCTAGTGCATTAGAAAGCATAAAGACTGAATTAGAAGCTACTAAAGCNTCAATTACAGTTGTTAAGGATGAAATAGAAAAATTNGAAGCTAAACAAAATCGTGTTAAAATGAATCAAACAGAAGTAAAAGGGTTTAATGCTACCCTTGCTGATGCTATCGAACAAAATGGTGATGGCTTAGCGAAATTAGCTCGTGGTGAACAAAAGCGTACAAGCTTTATCTTGGACACAAAAGCAGTTGGTAATATGACAGAAGCGGTTAACCTTACAGGTGACATCACTCGTCAATATGCTAATCAAGTATATGCTTTACCTAGTCGTAAAGTGCATATGNGNAGCTTNTTACCAATCGGTANNNTNTCTCAAGGTTTATTTACTTTCCCTTACGAAAGTGGTGGAGAAGGTGNNCCNGCANCTCAAACTCAAGGTTCTGCTAAAGCTCAAGTTGATTTTGATATTACAATGAAAGATGCAGCAGCTCAGTACATNGCTGGTTTTGTTCGTATCTCTCGCCAAATGTTAGATGATATACCTGCTATGACTTCTTTCTTACAATCTCGTTTGTTAGAGAAGTATTTAGTTGCTGAAGATGCTCAAATCTTAAGTGGTNATGGTACTGCTCCTAACTTACAAGGTATCCTTCCTGTAGCTACTGCTGCAACTGGTGCTGCTACTGTAGATGTTGAGCAATTAGTTCAAGCTATTGCTCAGTTAGAAACTTCTAACTATTCTGCAACAGGTATTTTAGTTAACCCAACTGATTGGGCTGCTATCATGAANACTAAGAANACTAACNCTGCTTACACTTTACCTGCTTCTACAGTTGTTACNACTGATGGTAGTGTATCTATCGCTGGTATCCCTCTTTACAAATCAACTGCAATCGCAGTAGATAAGTTTGTAGTAGGTGACTGGTCTATGGGTGCTCAAATCATGCAAAATCAAGGTATCTCAGTTCAATTCTCTGAATTTGATGCTGATAACTTTACGAAGAACATGATTACTGTAAGAGTTGAAGCTCGTATCGCTTTACCTATCTATTACGCAGGTGCGTTTATTTATGGTGATTTTGGTAATGTTGCTTAATCTTTAATTAGATTTACAATACAAGGGATAGCCTAGAAAGCTATCCCTTTTTGTTTACACTAAATTTTAGTTATTTTTGTAAAAATTAGCATAATGCAGATACTAAGAGATGTAACGACTACAGTAGCCCCTTCGGCAACAATAGTTACCTTACAGACCGCAAAGGATTATTTAAGAGTAGATTATAGCGAAGATGATACTTTGATTACTAACCTTATAGAAACCGCTAGGATCAGATTAGAGCAGTACGCTTCAGTTGCTATGACTGCTAGAACCCTAAAGGTGGTAGCTTATGTAGATGAGTTTATAGAGCTTCCTTATGCTCCTATAAACAGTATTACATTGGTAGAATATTGGGATGGTGCTGCATGGGTAGCAATGGTACTTGGTGATTATAGAGTTATAGGCGATACCTACAAAAAGGTTTATTTTAATTCACCTCTTATGAGTGACTTTAGATTTACTTATACTTGTGGATATGCCACTACTCCAGAGTCTATGAAAACGGCTTTATTGAAGATGGTAGGTGATTTATATGAGTACAGAGAATCAAGTGTTGAAAGCACTAAGCCTTCAGCTAACTTAACAACGGCTTACGAACTAATGAAACCTTACAAAAGGGTAAGTATTATCTTCTAATGATAGGAAAATTAAAAAATAGGATTACATTTAATAGCAAAACAAGCGTTTCTGATAGTGCAGGAGGCTTTGTGAATACTTTGGTATCATACTATGTTTGTTGGGCTGAATTGGTCAATAATACCAATAGTAGGACTAATATAACAGGTAGGGATAGTCTTAATGATGGAGTTACATTTAGGATCAGATATACAACAGGCAAGACATTTACTAATGCTCTTGTAATAACTTGGAAGTCAAGGACTTATATGATTAACTCTATTATCAACGAAGCTGACTTGAATCAATATTATTTAATAGGTTGTGCAACACTTAAGTAATGGCAAAGTTTGGTGTAAAGATATATGGTGCTGATGCGATAATCAAGAGGCTTGAGGCATCTCCTCAAAAGATGATGGAAGAGTCTAAGCTTATTATTGATGCAGCAGTTATAGAAATAGCAGCCAAAGCAAAGCAACAAGTAGCAGTAAAAACAGGAGCTTTAAAGGCTTCTATTAGACACGCTAA